AGATTGTCGTTTTCGATGGCATATGATGTTACAATTATTTGAGACAGGGAGTAAATGATATTTCGGGTGTCCGAGGTTGAACTGAAATCTGCTGTAATGCGCTCTATCTCATCTTTGTATTTCTTTCTCACTTTCGTCGATTTCAGTGTAAAGAGCAGGAACTTCGCGAACGTCATCTGTAATGGTCTTCCTTTCAGGAATTTTAATTCTTGGAGCTTCTGGTGCAGCGCTCACGGAATGTGTCGCAGCGAAATTCCCCGGAACTTTTGTACTACCCTGATATCCACCAAAACGGCGGTGTAAATGTTCTGTAAAAACACGTTAATGCTATCTCATTTGAAATGAGATATATTGCCATTAGGAATTACAGTTCGTAAGAAGAAAAATGAAGATTTTTTGTTATAAATGTACGATCTTTACAATTCATCGGATTTTCCTATCGTAATCGGTGTTTACGTTACACACACGTGACAAAGACAGATGCAAATAAACCACAAACACCCATTCCATACATTATACGCTCAGTTGCTATATGCCCGTAGCAACCACCCCCAAGGTTTCCCAAGGGGACGGACTATATCTTAAGCCTTCATCGGGGAGGACTAGTCCCCTCAGACCCACTACCATTTAGTCTCTGAACCTTCTCCGTGCCCTTGTCGTAACGGGTTTAGGAGCTTGGCTGCGGATTACCCAATCCTTTGGATTTTTACCATACCAGACTTCGCTTGTCTGCCACCTCGATGTTTCCATCGGGGCTTGGTACCAAAGGCTCTCAGGGACTTCCCGCAATTTGGAAGTGTCGCAGGCGCGGTGTGCATTTTAAAACACACCCACCCACTAACAGCTGACATTGGCGTTTGCTCCGCGGGGTAGCGCGGCGCCATTGGGAGTGCAACGGAGTTGTCCACGGGGTACCCAAATACCCGTGGCCGGCTGTTTTTCGGCCCAGCATGCAAATGCCACAAGCAGAGCTTGTAACACTATTTTGAGGCCACCCATGCCACTCATAATTCGCAGTACGTTGTACGACACGGCGTACACACGCAGCTTACATGTGCGGTTGGAAGTACCTGAACCGGTGCTGACATGCGTTGCCGCTCGGGTCAGGGTCAGGTTCAGGGTAGCGTTATCGATACGAGACATGTTAGCGCTTCCGGAGGGCTGGTGCTCCTCAGGTTTCAAGGCGAACGAGTACACGTTGATACCGCGGGAAGGCACGTTCTCGTGGTGCTGGTAAGGCTGCACCAGGTTGAAGTAACGGCCATCACGTTCGGAGAAGCGATCGTGACCGTTCAACTGCAACTTGGCCATCTTCACGGGGTTAGAACCTCCCTCGAAAGACACAGGCACGAAAACTCCGTTAGCACCACCAGCTGCGATACCTGGCAGACCGGCTGACTTCTCGTTAGGAGTTGCCAGATCCAGTGACGACATGTTGTAAGCGAATTCGGGAGAGTAAGAAACATCGTATGCGTCCGTGTAATTGAACCACTGTTTTCCGTATGGTGCGGCGTCGGTGGTATGATCATCCGGTTGTACAATCCAAACTAGTTCCTTCACGGGGTGATTGAAATTTAGTTTTACTTTGTTGCTCGATGTCGACGTCGATTCATCGCCCGTAAATTGCAGCTGTTCTATTAAATATTCGTGTGAAACCTGCGCAAATCGACGGCGTTCTTCTGTATCTAGGAAAATATAATCGACAAACAGACTGGCGGAAGGCAGACTGGGCACATCGACTGCGTTCGCATTGTATTCGTACTCTCCGTTGGTTCCCGTGGGTCGAGCGGCCCAGTAGCAATCGCGCTTATCGCTCAGTTCCAAGTTCAGCTTTACTTCGTGATATTGAAGAGCGATCAACGGTAGAGCAAGACCGGGGTTACGGCAGAACCAGAACTCCAGAGGAATGTACAGGATCTCGCCAGGCACCACCTTGTCGCTTCCCGACGTGTTCTCCACTGGGTTCACCAGCTGAGGAATGTTGCCCAACATGTTCGCGTAGCCCAGCATGTGTCCAGCTGACTGTGTCAGCTCGTTCCAAATGTGCATCCAATCTCCATAATGTTTGTCGATTCGCTGCCCTCCAATCTCGATCTCTACCGAGCGAATTAATACGTGCCCGACCCAATTTAACCACCTAAAGGCTCCGGTACCCTTGATCGTCACCTCGGGCAGCTCCACACGCAGGTACACGTGATGGATCAGATCTCCGTTACGGCTCACCGTGCACGTCATCTTCTTGCCGAAGTCAGCAGCTCCCGTGAAAGTCTGCTCGATCGACTCCATCGCGAAGTTGGTGTGACGACGATACACGACCTTAAAGAACGTAATTTGAGGATTTCCCGTCAAGAAAATATCCTGGGCTCCGTATGCTACGAGCTGCATAAGACCTCCTCCCATTTTTGACGGACTAAGTTTCTAATGCGATGAACGTTCCACGCGAAGGAGGATCGACAACAATTGTTATACTTATGACAGAGAAAAAAAAACGGACTCGTCAACTTCGATCCATCGACAAAACAACCAAACGCGCGCGTTTGGCCGAGACGCGTTCGCACAAAATCCATCGATCGACTCTCCTATATCAAATGGAAAATGTCATACGTCGCATACGAGCCCATCGGAACTAGACGAAAGTGGTAGACGAACCCCATATCGCCGACGCTTATAGGCAGGGCCGAAACGTGGTAGACGCACCCGACAGACGTTTTTTTGCTCCTCCCGTGGGAGGAGCAAGTACACCACGCGAACAAACCCATTGTTTTGCTAAACATCAGGGTTGTTCAGTCCGTCATAAAGTCCGTTGATTACGCTGAACAATTCACGAACTTTATCAAACTTTTATCGAACTTTTATCAAACTTTATCGAACTTTATCGAACTTTATAACGAACTGAACAACCCTGGTTGTACCTACTCTTTACGTTGGCCCGTTCGTCCATCCATACCAAAAGCGTCGAAAAGCATCGATCCACAAATAATGGTCTCGAACAGGTAACGCATGTCGCTTGCACGGATAAGACAAATTCTTACGGATGGATGGCTCTGGACCACGCTCCGCGTCTTGACAACGTCTTTCTCGAGGTATTTGCCCTTTGTATCGATAAAAACGTCGTGCTCGGGCAAGTAAAAATCGGGGTAGTACTTTCGCGTTTTTTCGTTGCCATCATTACACTCGGTAAAATTTATTTTGAAACCACGTATTTTAGTCTTGGATTCCCTTTCTCTTTACCTAAATGTACAGTGGTTTTGTAACCACCATCTACGACCTCGTGTGAGGTGATGTAGTGTTCACCGGATCGGTATCTAGAAAGCGAATTACTGAGACGTAAAGATTGGTTGGATGACATTGTCCAATTAAATTTTGAAATCGACTGTAAACATTATAATTATTAAACTATACTTTTTACACGCCGAGTGTACAATATGCATGATCATTGTTCATGAGAAATTTGACGTAGCTTGCGAATTGTACATACATTCACCCTAAAGAAGAACAAAATGTGCACGCCGGAGAAATGTGCCAAGAAAACTGCACCTTCATGTCCCATATGTTTCGAGTCGTTGGAGGGAGATTCCACCACGTGCGTGTTCCCATGTGGTCACGTCTTCTGTCTGGCCTGTATGGCACACATGTTTTCGATGAACGTCGAAGAAGCGACCCAATTTTACCATGCACTGACGGCATCTGATAGGGTGACCATGGGCGTCGACGATCATGGTATTCCCGTGTCTAACGTTTCGGTAGCTCCGTGTCCATTATGCCGCAGGACGCTGACGCCCTCCCTCGTTAATAACAAGCTTAACGACAGGCATATGAAAGAGTTCGGGTCTCCCAAAGTCAGAAAAGCATTGTTCGGATTCTTCAGAAGCGATGATTAGCAATAGAAATTATATACGGCGTAAATTCTGATTATAAATCGTGAAGTTGAATGTTTTTTTTCTCTGTGAATGTGTGCTATTACATCATTTATTGTCAAAAATCTTCACCGGTTATGCTAATGTCAATTTACGAACCATATGTTATGGTCACACCGCGCTGATACAGTCTGTCCATTTAAAAATGAAACGACCAACCCTCGTCTTTGAAAGTTCGTTTCTCCTCTCTTTTCTTCGTCTCTCGTTTCAAGCGCGTTTTT